GCCTCAAGTGGGCGGGCAACGCCTACCTGTTCCTGCAGCGCATCGGCGGGCGGCGCGAGCCGGCCGAGCTGTGGTTGCTGCCGGCGCACAACGTCAAGGTCGAGGCGACCGCCAACCGTGGCGTGCGGCGCTACTGGTACGACCGGGGCAGCCCGAGCGAGGTGCAGCCCGAGGACATCGTCCACTTCCGCTCGTACAACCCCGACGACGAACCCATCGGGATGAGCTGTCTCGAGCCGGTGACGAAGCTCTACGAGGCGCAGTATTACGCCTACCTGTGGGTGAAGAACTTCTACAACTCGGGCGGGATGCTGCAGGGCTTGTTCAGCGTCAAGGACGGCGGCGCGCGGCTCTCGCCGGCCGAGATCGAGGCACTCATCGCCACGCTCAAGCGCCGCCACGTCGGCTACCAGAACGTCGGCAACCCGGTGGTCGTGCAGGGCATCGAGTGGCTGCAGCGCGGGCTGACGATGAGCGAGATGGAGATCGACGCGACGCTGCGCCGCATCGACGCGGAAATCTGCCGCGCGGTTGGCGTGCCGCCGTGGAAGATGGGCATCAAGGAGGGGTCGAACCTCGGCTCCTCGGGTGCGAACGTGGACGAGCGGATGTATTGGGACGGCTGTATCCGCCAGCTCGCCACGATGTTCGACAGCGTGCTGAACGAGCGGCTCGCTCCGCTGTTCGGGACCGACCTGGTCATCGAGACGGACCTGTCGGGCGTGCCGGCGCTGCAGTCGGCGCTGCTCGCGCAGTCGGTCTCGCTCGTGGCACTGGCGGGCCGCCCGCTGCTGACGGTGAACGAGGCGCGCGAGCAGCTCGGCTTCGACCCCTCGGACGACGAGACGGCGGACGAACTCTACACGAGGCCCGAGCCGCAGCCGTTCGGCGGGATGCCGGGCTTCCCGCCGGAGCCGAGGGAGACGGAGCAGTCGCGCAGCCTGTCGGCCGACCCGGGACACCGGGACGAGTTGCGGAAGCGGGCCGACGTGAACCTGTCGCGCTACGAGCGCGAGGTGGCCGTCTACTTCCGCTCCATGTTCGCCGAGCAGCGCGAGCGGGTGCTGGCATGGGCGAAGGAAGTCGGCGGCCGGCTGACCAGGGTCAACCGGCTCATCGCCATCGAGACGGAGCACATCCCCATCGACGTGCCGACCGACCGCGAGAAGTTCGACGCCCTGATCCGCACGCTCATCGCGCGGCGCGGGGCCGAGGCCATCGCCGACATCGGCGTCGAGGTGGCGTTCGACATCGCCAGCGCGGGCATCGCCGCGTGGGTGGCGGCGCGGACGGACTTCGTGCTGTCGAACGTCAACGCGACGACCACGGAAGCGGTGCGGCAGGCCATCGTGGACGGCATCGCGATGGGCGACGACCTCGGCGGCATCGTGGCCCGCATCAACGAGGTGTTCGACAACGCCGAGCAGGCGCGCTCGCTCCTGATCGGCCGCACCGAGACGACGGGCGCCTACAACTACGGCGCGCTGGAGGGCTGGCGGCAGTCGGGCGTGGTCGAGAAAGCCGAGTGGCTGACGGCCGGCGACGGGCTGGGCGGGCGGCACGCGACGGCCGACTACGCCGGACTGGACGGCCAGCAGGCCGAGCTGGGCGGCTACTTCACGGTCGGCAACGCGCGGCTGCAGTTCCCGGGCGACCCGGCGGGGCCGCCGGAGGAGATTTGCAACTGCCGCTGCACGACGGTCCCGGTGGTCAACCAGGAGCAGGCGCGCCGGCTGCGGTGGACGCGGTACTTCGAGGGGGCGAATGGCAACGGCAACGGCAAGCACGCGCACGTCCACGCCTGACGTCCGCTCCATCGTCCGCTGCCCGTGCTGCATGCGGCGGGTGTGGGTGAAGCGTGAGCGGCGGGCCGAGTGCCACAACTGCGGGCACCGCTGGGAGTGGTGGCGCGTGCGGGTGGCGCGATTGGGAAGGGTGGAGGTGGAGAGGTGACGCAGACGCTCAAGATGTTCCGCCAGCCGCTCGTGCTGGGGCTGTCGTCGGAGCCGACAACGCCAACCGATGAGCAACTGGCCAAGATCAACGCGCTGCCACAGGTGTTGATTCCGCGCACGGCCGACGGTGTGCTTGTGTTCGGAATGTACCTGATGAACACAATGCCGATGCACAACGGTTTGCAGATGGACGCGGCTATGCCGGTCGCTGCCGCGCCAATGGTTGTCGGCAAGCCGGTGATGCGCAATCACTCCACGAACGAGAGCGATGACATGCCGGTGGCTCGCTACTTCGACGCGCGGGCCATGTCGCGCGGAGATGGCGATCCGTGGTTGGCGGCGGATGTATTCACGCTGGCCGACGACGATGGTCACAAGTTGGTCAATCGCGTGGTCGGTGGCCTGTGGTCGGAGAACTCCCCGACTGTGCTCTACAGGAAGTTGTCGTGTTCGATTTGCGGGAAGGAAGACCTGCGATGTGTGCATGTCCCGCTCAAAGAATACGACGGCAAGCTCTGTACGATGGTTATGTCTGACCTGGTGGATGTGCCAGAGGGTTCGCTCACATGGGCCGGGATGCAGCGCGACACGGGCTTCTACCTGGCGGCGGGCAAGAGTGTGCAGGCGGTGGACACGTTGACGATGTTGGAGCAGCGCAAGCAGCACGACCTCGACTCGTGGGAGTCGCGGTTCGCGCGGTGGTGGAAGTCGTAGCGGTGGTGGTGTGGCTCCGCTGGTGAGCGGAGGTCCGGCCCGGCAACGGGCCATGTCAGGCCCGCAGGGGCCGGATGGGGAGGGGTAGGCAGATGTTGGATCAGTTCAAGTTGGACGACCCGGTGAAGGACGTGCCGGTGGCGCTGGAGAGCCTGCGCGGCGAGTTCAACTCGCAGGTGAGCAAGTCCGGCGCGACCGAGGAGCAGGTGCAGAAGCTCTCGACCGACGTGGCGGCGCTGCTGTCCACGGTCGAGGCGCAGAAGGCCGAGCTGCGGAACGCGCTGCGTACCGCCCCGGCCCCGGTGGACGACACCCGTTCGGTCAAGCTCGACCGCTCGGCGCTGGTCATCGCTCCGGGCAACGACGACCTGGCCGACCGTGACGTGGCCCCGGCGTATCGTGGCCTCGGCCGCGCGCAGCTCTCGCTGCTCGTGGCGAAGCCCGAGCGCCTGACGGACGACGCGACGACCGCGAAGAAGCTGGCGCGGCTGCGCTACGTCCACGACATCAACGTCCTGTCGCACCTGCGGCTGCACGCCAGCGACCCCGGCTACGGCGGCTACGACTCGCTGCCGCTGGCGGCCGAGGAGAAGTCGCTCTACAAGCAGTTCTCGGGCGCGCTGGCCGACGCGACGGCCGGCGAGGGTTCCGAGTTCGTGCCGACGCTGGTCCTCTCCGGTGCCATCTACGACCGCATCGCGCTGGGCCTGAACGTCGCCAACCTGTTCGAGACGTTCCCGATGAACGCCATCACCGTCAAGAAGGCGATGCGTGGCGCGGTCACGACCGCCAACTACGGCGGCGAGCAGACGAGCGACGCCGGGACCAGCTACGCGACCGCCTCGACCATCAAGACCACGGGCGAGACGTTCACCGCGAGCAAGATGTACGCGCTGGCCTACGAGTCCGAGGAGTGGGGGATGGACAGCATCGCGGGCGCCAACTACGCGCTCGAGGAGCTGGCCTACGCCATCGCCAACAAGAAGGAGTCGGACATCATCAACGGCCAGCTCACCGGCACCATCGACGGCGGGACGGTCGAGGACGAGTTCAACGGGCTGCGCTACTTCCTCTACGGCTACCTGGCGTCCTCGGGCGACTCGGCCGTGGACCTGAGTGGTGGCGTGACGGGCGAGGCGCTGGCCGCCATGTGGGGCGCGCAGGGTGCCTACGGTCAGCCGGGTGACGGCGCGTGGGTCTGCGACACCAACGGGCTGGCTCGCCTGATGGTCGCCAAGAACTCCGACGGCATCCCGCTCTGGAGCGTGCTGGGTGCGCAGGGTCCGGTCGTGACGGGTGCCATCGGCCAGGTGTTCGGCCGCCCGGTCGTCGTCTCGGGCAAGGTGCCGGTGACGCTGAACGACTCGGGTGTCATCCCGACGCCGGCCAGCAACAAGACCGCCATCTACCACGTCTGCCGTCCCGCCTTCAAGATCGGCGAGCGCTTGGGCGTGGTCGCCAGCTACTCCGACCACTTCCGGTTCGCCTACGGGCAGAAGACGTTCCGCGCCATCTACCGCTGGACGTTCAACAGCCCCATCGGCACCGAGATTCTCGCCGGCACCGACCGCGCCATCAACGGCGGCTTCGGCGTGGCGACCTACTGAACCTAGGCCCCGGCTGATTCGCTGGGGAATGGCGGGCGGTGGCGGACGGGCTTGGGCAGCCGCCACCGCACCCGCCGAGGTGGGGGGATGAAGCTCACGAACATCGGCTACACGCAGGTGACGCGGTGCGACTGGTCGGACGGGGCGTACAGCATCCCGGCCGACGCGACGGCGGAAGTGCCGGGCGCGCTCGGCGAGCGGCTGCTGGCCCGGTTCCCCGGCGCGTTCGTGGTGGTGGAAGATGCCGCCCCGGTCGTGACGGACAGGACCGCGCCGCCTTCCGTACAGCCCGACCCGGCGGTGGAAGCGCCGCCGTTCGTGGAGTTGGAGGTGTCCGCCCCGCGCGGACGTGGCAGGAAGAACCGGAAAGGCTAGGCGATGCGCTACCTGTCCGCACACGCGCTGACGACGCTCGACCGGGCGCTGTTCGAGCTGGGGCGCAACCGCGCCATCGAGCCGGACGAGCAGGACCGCATCGTGGACGCGGTCAACTGGGCGAGCGGCGAGATGGA